CAAAACTCAATTCAGTTTCTTGCATAGGCGGGCAAAGTGATACAAAGCGGCGACAGCCGACAAAACATAGAGTCAGCCGAAGAGCGGAAGCGGCTCATGGAGGTGGGGCCGATACCGGAAATCGCAAACCCGGAGCGGCGCGAGTATTGCCTGACGGACCTGCACGCGTTTTTGTTGTCGTATTTTCCCGAAACGACTGGATTGAAGCCGTTTAGCGAAGATCAGAAGGGCGCAATTCTGCGGATGCAAATGGCAATTCTGCAGGGCGGCAGCAGGGTTCTAAATTTGTTTCCGCGAGGGTTTGGCAAAACCACGATCAGCGAAAACGCTGCACTGTGGGCAATTCTGTATGGGCACAGGCGGTTCATTCCGATTATTGGAGCCGACGAGCACGCGGCGAAGGACAATATTGAGTCGTTGAAAACAGAGTTGATGACGAACGATTTGCTGCACGAGGATTTTCCCGAGGTTTGCGCGTGCGTGTTGCATCTGGAGAATAAAGCCCAGCGAGCACGCAGCCAGACGCAGGGCGGTGAGCCGACTTTTATTCAGTGGGGCGTGGATACGCTGGTCCTGCCGTCAATTAAAACCAAGGACGGCAAATGGACAGCGAGCAGCGGGGCAATTGTCACGGCACGCGGGTTGACCGGGCGTATTCGAGGCATGGCACACAAACGACCGGACGGCACAAAACAGCGACCGGATTTTGTGATTATTGACGACCCACAAACGGACATTTCCGCATTGAGTCCAGCACAATGCACGAAGCGGCTGAACCTGATCCGCAAGGGCGTGTTGCGATTGGGTGGACACAACGAGCAGATTTCGGCAGTGATGAACGCCACCGTAATCGTTGAGGATGACGCGGTTGACCAGTTGGCGGACCACATGAAACATCCCGAATGGGAGGGTCTGCGGATACCGATGCTGAAGCGTTTTGCTGACGAGCACGAAAAGTTCTGGTTGGGTGAATATGCCGAGATTCGCCGAAACTACAACCCAGAAGACCCGCACGACCGCAGCCGGGCCGTGGCTCAGAGTCACGAGCATTATTTGCAGCACAGGGAGCGAGCCGACAAAGGAGCAATCGCCACATGGGATGAGTGCTACAGCACTGGCGAGGCGTCTGCAATTCAGCACGCGTACAACATTTTGATTGACGACGGCGATGACGTGTTTGCGTCGGAATGCCAAAATCAGCCGATGCGACTGAATCAGGGTGCGGGATTTCTGACAGCTGGCGAAATAAATCGCGACCGTGTTGGAACGTGGCAGAAGTTTCCAAACGACGTGCAAACGATTGGCTTTCACATCGACGTTCAGAAGCGGCTGCTGTACTGGTGCGCCGTTGGCGTTACGGCGGATTTCCGCATCTTTCCAGTGTACGGCACATACCCGCAGCAGAAATCAAATGCGTTCGAGTATCGGGCCGTCAAGCTGTCGATTCAGCAGGTACACCGGGGACTGAGCGAGGAACGATCAATACAGGCGGCACTTGAGCAGCTGCTGAAGGATTTGACGGGCCGGCAGTGGGAGCGGCAGGATGGCACATCGATTCCGTTTGACGTGGGGCTGATTGACGGCGGGTATCAGGTCGGCAGCGTGCGAGAGGCAATCCGGCAATGCCAGCACGCGGGCCGGTTGTTTGTGCTGTTTGGCCGAGGCGTTAAAGCCGGTGACGTGCCGATTTTGCAACGAGCAAAGAAGCCGAGCGAAATCCGGAGCATTGACGCGGCAATTCCGTGGACGATGGCACCAGATGCGACGGTGCGAACGATGAAAAACGTGTTCAGCGATACGAACAGCCTGAAGACGTTTTTACATCGGCGGATTGCAACGGACGCAGGCCGGGCTGGGTCGTTTGAGTTGCCGAAAGGGGATCATCGCCGATATTGTGAGCATTTGGCGGCAAGTGAATACAGCACCGAAACAACGGGACCGCATGGCACGGTGTTGGAATGGAAGCAACTGCCGGGGGCACCGGACAACCATTGGTTTGATACGACCTGCGGCGCGGTGGTTGCGTGTTCAATTGCTGGCAAGGTACAATTTTCGAGAACGCAGGGGCATTTGCGAGTAACGGGCGGGCGGCAACGCCAGAAAGTGAGTTATTTATGAGCGGTAAAGGCAAAAAGCCGTGGGCACCTCCCGAGCGGTTGACAACACAAAAGCCGGTTATATCGCCACAAGAAGATGAGCAGCCACGCCGGCAGCCGGTGGCTGATTGTGTAGTGGAAGAAGTGCCGGCGACATGCCCGACGTGCCAAAGCACAGACCGCGAACAGATGGAAGGCACCATCACGCGAAACATCAGCGGAGTCACGCGTGACGGGCGAATTTTCAATCGTGTGCGGTGGGCGTATTGCACCTGCCGCAAATGTTTCCAGCGTTATCGAGTCATTAGGCGAGAAAACGCCGGGGATTGATTTCGGATTCCGAAAACATCGTGTTGAGATTCTGCCGGCAGCGGTAAACACTGCCAAGCATGGCAGATCTTGCAACATTACGACAGCGACGCGAAGCACTGGAAGCAGCCATCGCATCCGGTGTTACGTCTATTTCCGTCGACGGGCAGAGCACGTCATTTGCCAGCCTGAGCGATTTGCAGCGGGTGCTGAATCGCATCAACAATGAAATTGCGGAATGCACCGGGCAGAACAAAAAACGCCCGAGGGCGGCGCAGGTCTGGCTGGGGGGCTTCCAATGACAGCCCTGCAGGATTTCAGAAACCGCATGGCGCGGTATTTTGCGTCAGGATACGACGCAGTGAAGTCGTCCGGCAAGCGCAAGCCAGCCACCAACATCCTCAAGAGCGAGGACTACGAGTTAAAGGGTCAGGACCGGCACGCAATGCTGGGAACGACTCGCGATCTGGCACGCAACTTTTCGCTTGTTGCGTGGGCAATCCGCAAGCATCTTGATTATGTGTCGATGTTTGATTTCCAGAGCCGCACGGGCCTGCCCGAGGTGGACACGCAGATTGAGCGGCTGATGGCCGAGTGGCAACGCCCGCAGAATTGCGACGCAGCAGGCCGGCACAATTTTGCGCGGATGCTGCGGCTGTTTGAGGCGTGCAGGACCAAAGATGGCGACGTTTTTGCGCTGAAGTTGAACAGTCTGCAACTGCAGGCAATCGAGGGCGACCGCATACGGCAGCCGATTGACGCGGAGATTACGGCAGAGGGCAACTGGTTCAACGGCGTGCGAGTAAATGCCGCAGGTGGTGCAGCAGAGTATGCGTTATATGACCGTGAAGGCGACGGGCGGTTTGAATACAATCGCAACGTGCCGGCAAGTCGAATCATTCACCATGCGTATTTTGAGCGATTTGACCAAGTGCGCGGCATCAGTCCGCTGGCTGCAGCCGTCAATTCATTTCGCGACGTGTACGAGGGAATCGATTACGCACTGGCGAAAATGAAGGTTGAGCAGTTGTTTGCGTTGGTGTTTTATCGAGACGCGAACGACACGGTGGCACCGCTGACTGATGGCAGCAGCGAGGCGAACGGCTACGCGGTCAATTTTGGCAAAGGGCCGGTGCAGTTGGATTTGGACCCAGGGGACAAGGCAGAGTTTCTGAAAACCGACAATCCCGGCAGCAACACACGGGAATTCATTCAGGTGGTTTTGTCCATTGCAATGAAGTCGCTGGATCTGCCGTACAACTTCGCGGATGAGTCCTACACCAATTTTTTCGGCTCTCGTGCGGCGTGGCTGCAGTATGACCGGGCCTGCATGGCAAAGCGTGCTGATATTCAAGAGTTTTTACGCAAAATCACGACGTGGCTGTTTACCGGCTGGATTGTTTCGGGGCAGCTGCAAGTGCCGGCAGGGTTGACTATCAGCGACTTGTCGTTCGAGTGGGTCCACCGTGGAATGCCGTGGTGGGACCCCGCAAAGGAAATCAATGGCAGCGTGGCAGCGATTCAGGCCGGTTTGGACAATCCGTACAGAATCTGCAAAGAGGCCGGACGCGGTGAATTTGAGGACAATATTGACGCAATAGCACGGGCGCAGCAATACGCGGCAAGTCGTGGCGTAAACCTCAATTATGTGATGCAGCCGGCACCAGTTGAGCCGGTAGTAGATGACACACAGGACCGCAACACTAGGGGCAGGCAATGACTAGCAACGTTTTGGAAATGCCGTTGAAATATTTCCGCACGACGATTGCACAGGGCAAGCCCGGCGTTGATCGTGAGGGCGGCGAGTTTGGTTTTGGTGTGATTCGCGGTGCGTCAATCATTACGCAGGGCGAGGCTTTAGGCCATGACATGTGGATCGACGGCGAGTTTTTGGCAGCAGTCACGGCGGCGATTGACACTAGCGCAACAGGGATCAAAGCACGATTCACGCACCCGGGGTTGTCGTCCGATGGTCTTGGGCAGTATTTGGGCAAGGTCCGCAACGCGAGGCTGCACAGCAAACAGGTAATTGCAGATTTGCATTTTGCCGAGTCGAGCACAAAAACGCCCGATGGCAATCTGGCTGATTACGTCATGACGTTGGCGGAGGAAACGCCGGAAGATTTTGGTATTTCGATTGTGTTCGACGTGGACGCTGAGGCAATGCAAGCGTTTACGGAAATGAACACGCAGGGCGGGCGATATGTCAGCCCGGATGAAGACAACAAAGAAAATTACCCGCACGCACGGATGAAGGATTTGCGAGCTGCTGACGTGGTGGACACACCAGCAGCGAATCCGAGCGGGTTGTTTCATCGAGAACAGCAGGCAGCGGTTGACGCCGAAAGCCTATTGTCGTTCGCGTTGGGTTTGTCTGACGAGCACCCAACAATGCAAGCGTTGAGCGTAGACGCTGACCGAGTGAAAGCGTCTGTGGCTCGTTTCTTGTCTCGTCATAATTTGTCGATTGTTAAGGAGTCCGATATGGCGACCGATTCGCCCGCAGGTGCGGAGCCTGCAACGATTCCGCAGCCGACTCGCGAAGAATTCGCGGCAGAATGCAAGCGTTTCATCGCTGCGTTTGGCGCGAAGGGTGGCGAGTGGTTCGCGGATGGAAAGTCGTTTAGTGAGTGCCAAGGGTTGTTGCTGCAGCACCTGCAGGAATCGCTAACGGAAAAGGACGTGCAGATTGCCGAGCTGCAGGGCCGATTGGCGGCAATCGATCTTGGCGAAGGCGAGCCGGCGAAATTCGGCGACGCTGCACCGGCTGAAAAGCCCAAGGCGACAAACCTGCGGAGCGGTTTTGCTTCGCGTATTTCCATCAACGGCAGTCACAACTGAAGGAGTGCTAAACAATGGCCAATGAGTATGTAGCGATTTCGGATTTTGTTTCCGATGCGCTGGACGTTGCAAGAACGTCCACAAGTGATTTGCTGCTGGCGGCACCTCTGGTTGCAAGGATGCCCCGTATTGCACCTGCAGACGGCGGCACAACGCACAAGTACAACAAGTACACCACCAGCCCGGTTGTGGGATTTCGTGCCGAAAACAACGGACGCGAAAACGATCACAGTCAGGACACGGTGGTTTCGGTCAGCCTGAAGATTGCAGACTTTTCGTTTGCTGTCGATATGGCAATTGCCGATGCGTGGCGTGACGGTGGTGCTGAGGCGTACATCGCACGCGAAGGTGCTCGACACCTGAATGCCATGCTGGCGAAGCTGGAAAAGCAGGTGTTTTACGGCACCGGCACCGGCGGAGATGCTGCAGGGTTTTCCGGGTTTATGAACAGCACGTTTTTGGACGCGCTGGCCGACGACATGGTAGTTGATGCCGGCGGCACAACCGCAGCAACGGCTTCCAGCGTGTACGCGGTGCGTCTGGGCACCGACGATCTGGCAATGGTGACAAAAGACACCATCGACATCGGCGCAACAACCGTGCAGAGGCTGGAAGGTGCGACCGGTTACTACCCGGCGTACTGGACACCTGCGAGCGTGTGGTGCGGCCTGCAGATGGGCGGCAAGTACTCGGTCGGTCGTATTGCAAACCTGACAGCCGACAGCGGCAAGGGTTTGACTGACGATTTGATTTCCGAGCTGCTGAATGAGTTTCCGGTCGAGTCAAAACCGACAATGTTGGTAATGAATCGACGAAGCCTGCGGCAGTTGCAGCAGTCTCGCACTGCCACAAACAGCACCGGAGCACCAGCACCGTTTCCGCAGGAAGCGTTTGGCTATCCAATCATTGTCACTGATCAGTTGTTGAGCACGGAAGTGCTGGAAACCTGATTATGAGCAGCGCGTTTGAGCGAGCATTGACGGCGGGTTTGGCGTTGTCTCGTACCGTTGCCGGAGTGTCGGTGACGGTTACACGCGGGGCAACGTCAATCAACCTGACGGCAGTGCAGGGTCAGACGCAGAAACTCGTGATTGATGAGACATCCGAGGCAACAGTGGACGCCGTTGACTGGTTAATTCCGGTTACGGCGTACACTCTCGGGAATCCGGCGATTGGCGACATTATCACACGGAAAATCAACGGCACAACATACACCTACACGGTTGAGTCGTTGCAGATGGGGCAACAGCCGTGGGACTGGAGCGACACCGGAAAAACGCAGTACAGAATCCGGAGCCGAAAGGACGGCGGCAGCGCGTTTGATGTTGTGCAGCCGAACGGGTTTGATATTTCCGGCAACGAAATGAGATACTGATGCCAGCCAAGCCAGCAATTGAAGGCATTGCAGAAGTGCTTAAGCTGCTGGATGATTTGCGTGATAAAGGTGTGAGGACGGTTGTGCGGCAAGCTGTGCGAGCTGGCACAACGGTTGTTGCAAAGCAAATGCGAAAGGATTTGGACGCAAAGGCACGCAAGGCAAGGCCGGCAATTCGTGCCAAGGTAACAGGGCGGCAGCGAGTCAGGGCAAAAGTTGGGGTGCATGTTGGCAAGAAGCGAGACCGATTTCCGGAGCTACCAAAGCGGAAAAAGCCGGGCAAAGGTATTGCGGGGCGTAACGTGCATTGGTGGATTAGTGGAACACGGCAGCGAACAACAAAAAGCGGTCGCAATTTGGGGTCAATGCCGGCACAACAAGACGGGCTGGCAATTCGATCATATAACGCCGCAAGGCAGGCGACGTTTTTGGCGATGAGACTACGGGCCGAAAAGGCATTACAAAACCTGATTAAACGCAGAAACAAAAGGCGTTGAACATGGCAAAAATTAAAGTCAAAGGCAGCATCATCAAAATCACAATCAGCAGCGTGCTGACGGCAATTGGTCAGATTACCGAGTTTTCGCACGACGGGGCCGAGTCTGAAACCTACGACGCGACGACGATTGACACCAGTGGAGCCGGCAAGGAATACAGCCAAACCGGCTACAGCGAAGGCGGAAATTTTAATTTTACCATGTTTTACGATCCGGATTTAGCAACGCATCAGGCACTCACGGATCTGATCACGACGCCGGCAAACGTGGTTTGCGACGTGACGTTTACCGACGCAACGCCGACAACATCTGCATTTACAGCGGCTGGCATTTCGTTCGGCATGACCGGCGCAATGAACGACGGATTGAAAGCAAACGTTGGCATGAAAATTACCGGACTGATGGCATACGCAACATGAAAATCAGGCTGATTCGCGACGACTTAAACGCACCACCTGGCACGCAGCACGATGGGCTGGAAATTCGTGCCGGGGGTGTGCTGTTTTGGCTTCGCGGCACAGTGATTGACGTGGAAAAGCGTGGTGCGCAGTTGCTGGTAGGAAATGGCGACGCAGAACCGGCAGACGACGAAGCGGAGGCTGTGTGCGTCGGGTGGCGTGATAAACGCGACCGGGTGTTGCTGGCTCGCGAGATGCTGGCGAAAGGGATTGAGCCGGAGGACCGGGAGGCATTTCGGCAAGGCGTGATGGTGGGTTACGACGACAATGGCGACCCAATACCGGGGCCGAATGCAGAAAGGGCAAGCGATGACGAGGTTAGTGGTTGATCGTGCCGCGTTCCTGGCACTGGACGACCGGGCACGGGAGGATGTGCCGGTTCCGGAGTTGGGGGCCGGGACAGTCATGCCGGTTTGGGGCATGACTGCACGCGAGCGAACAGCGTTTGAGCGGCAGTTTGCGAACAAGCAAGGCCAGACGATTGAGACACGCATGAGCGAGTTTCGGGAGCGTCTGGTGTTGGCGTGTTGCAAGACTGACGACGGGCAGCCAATTTTTCTGGCGGAGGACGTGGCGGCACTGGGGCGAAAGCGTGCCGATGTTGTTGAGCGTTTGGTGAATGCTGCACAGCGGTTAAGCGGGTTCACCAAGGAGGATATTCAGGAAACGGTGGGAAACTGAGGGAGGACGACGAACGGCGGCTGGCGTGGCGTTTGGCAATCCAAGCGGGCATTTCAGCCGATCAGTTTCTGGAGCGATTGAAACCGCAGGAATGGCGGGAGTTGATTGCACTGGAAACTGTAGAGCCGTCCGGAGTCCGAGGCATTGAGTTGATATTGGCGAGAATTGGTGAGTTGCTGAGCGCGTTTTGTGGCGGTTCGATGAAGGCTGCAGATTTTGCACCGTGGTTGCCAAAGGCAAAAGACCAAACATTAAGCAGGCGTGACAGTCAGGCGGTTTTGGCAAGTCATATCAGAGCACTGGGCGGCAGGGGTTAAGCATGGCGTCGATAGGCTCGCTGGTTGTCAATTTCACGTCCTCAACAATTGGGCTTGAGCAAGGCATCCGCAAAACGTCGGGAATGCTGCAGGCGTTTGGGCGTCGGGTGCTGTCAATGCGTGGCGCATTGACGGCGGCGTTTGCCGGGGCCGGCGTTGGCGGTCTCGTTAAAATGGCAGCGGATGCGGAAACGCTGCAAATGCAGTTAAAGGTGCTGACGGGATCAGCGGAAGCGGCGTCAAAGCTGATGCAGGAATTGCAGGCGTTTGCGGTGTCAACGCCGTTTGAGTCAATGGACATTGGAGAAGCGGCACGCAGTTTGATTGCATTTGGCACGCCAGCTGAAAACGTCATAGAACAACTGACAACGATTGGAGACATCGCATCGGGCGTCCGTGTTCCGCTGGGCGAAATGGCCGAGTTATACGGCAAAATGCAAGTGCAAGGGCGCGTGTTTGCAGAAGATATAAACCAGTTGGCCGGACGCGGCATTCCAATCATTGAGGCATTAGCCGCGCAGTTTGGCGTAATGAAGGATGAAGTCAAAAACCTTGTTGAATCTGGGGCGGTTGGTTTTGCGCAAGTGTCTGCAGCGATGAAATCAATGGCAGGGCCGGGCGGCGACTTTCAGGGGTTAATGGAAGAGTTAAGCACAACAACAGCGGGCAAGTTTTCAACGTTCAAGGATAATTTGCAAATCTTCGGTCGGATTTTAGGTGAAATGCTGCTGCCGTTGGCAAATCAATTTTTGGATTGGGCGATTGCGTTGGGGCCGACGTTGATTCAGATTGGCAAAGTGTTGTCAATCATGGCGAGCAACATCAGTACAACGTTTGCGGCTGCGTTTGAGTCTTTGCGCGGCTGGGCAGGATCAACGTTTTCGTTTTTGGCTGAATCGGCGGTAGTGGTCGCGCAGAATGTCGCAATTCAGGTCATGAACGTGTTTGAGGAATTGCGGGTGTTTATGCAAAACCTCGGCGAAGATTTGGCCGCGATGCTGGGCCTATCTGATGAGGCTATGCGGTTCACTGCGCAGCGGAAAGCAACAATTGCCATGCCGCAATTTCAGGCCCCGCAATTGGGGCAAGCGCAGCAGTCTTTGGTTAAGATGCTGGAGGCTGTGTTTGAGCCGGAGCAAATGGTTGCTGGTGGCCGTCAAGGAATAAAAGCAACAGCCGCAGCAATTGAAACGCAATCGGCTGCAATGGCAGTCAGTGAGCGCAAAACAGTCGGTGCAATGGAACGTGGCAGTGCTGAGGCATACAGCGCAATCATTGCAGCGCAAAGACAAGATCCAAACGTAGACGCCACAAAACAGCAAACAAAAGCATTGTTGCAGCCGTTAAAGCAAATGGCGTTTGGATTGGGCAATCTATCCGCTGGCATCGTTATCCAGAATTTTGCAGGTGCTCAATGACTGTCACGTTTAAAGGCGAAGATCCCGGAGGACGATCAGCAACGAACGCAAAGGGCGTGCGGTCGTATGTTCGCGTGTTTAAGCTGGAGGCATCTACAGAAGCGGACGACGCATTTGCGGTAGGTTCGCACGCAAGTTTGCCAAGGATCGGCGACACACATCCGAGCGACGCAGGCGCGTGGTGCTCAAATATCACGGTGGAAAACAACAATCCGTACAGGGGCTGGATTGTCACATGCGAGTATTCCAGCGAGCACGAGCTAAACACAACGCCGACCAGCGACCCGGCAGTTATCAGCTGGGGAAGCGAGCAGTTTCAAAAGGTGGCGGCATTTGACAAGGACGACCATGCAATTACAAACTCAGCTGGAGATTTTTTTGACCCGCCTGCAATGATGGACGACAGCCGGCGAGTGGTCACAATTCAGAAGAATTTGGCGGCAGTGCCGGTTTGGATTTTGGATTATCAAGACGCGGTTAACTCCGATGCGTTTGCAATCAGCGGGATCAGCATTGCAATTGGCGTGGCAAAGATGCAGAGCGTGGCTGTGGGACCAGTTGAGAAACGCAACGCGGTGTCATTTTTTCCGGTGACATTCACGATTTGCTTGCAACGTGACGGCTGGGCACTGAAAATTTTGGACGCAGGGTTCGCGAAAAAGGCATCTGGTGAGCGGTTGCGGGCAACACTAGACGATCATACCGATCCAGTGCAGCCTGTGCTGCTCAATGGGTCCGGCGGCGTGCTGGCAAATCCAACGCCATCAACAGCAGTATTCAGGACGTTCAACATTTACAAAACGCGGACCTTTTCAACACTGCCTCTGACATGACGCGCGGTTATTCATTTGGACGCAAGGCGGCTGACCAAATTGCGAGGACGGTGCGCGAAGTACACCGCAGAATGCGCAATGCTGACGGACACCGGGGCGCGTATTTGCAAGGGCAATCGCGACGGCAGGCCGTTCTGCAAGAAGATTTACTTGCAGCAGTGGACAGCTTTACCGACCCGAGCACGGCATTGGCGGAAATCATCCGACGCAAGGCCGACGGGGATCTGGAGCTGTCCGGCGAGGTGGTGACGGTGGTCAATCGATTTGAAAACATCAGCATTGATGAGGGCACATATATTAAGATCGAATGGATAGACGGCGAATGGCAGCCATATGCAGCAGACTGCGGGCCACAGTC